TGAGTGAAAGCACCCTACTGGATTGCCTTGAGCTGGCCGAATGGCTGGATATGCGCATCCGGGCAGGCATTGTCCCGGAGATCACCACTGCCGAGATGATGACCCGGTGGCAGTGTTCGCAGTCCACCGTGAGCAGGCGGATTGCGGCATTACGTGAGCACCAGTTGCTTGAGGTTACGGACCACCCAGGGCCCGGTGCCTATTGGGCCGTGTATCGCGTGGGGCCGGTGGGATGACCAGCACGCAGCTTTGCCTCAGCGATTGCCTGCAAACCAAAGTGGTGTTAGAAGCCAGCACAAAGGCACCTTCATGGATCGCTGCTTGCTGGAAGGCCCATAAAGAAAGAATCCTTGACGACTGCCTCGCCATTGAATGGACTGATTTAATGGAGGAGTGGGAAAGGTGCTGGTGTTGTGGGCACGACGAAGGAAAAAAATTGCAACGTTGCCATATTGTCGCAAAGTCATTAGGGGGAGACGCATGCCCTTTAAACATTGTTCCCTTGTGCCGTCATTGTCACGACTTGATGCCAGACACCCCTGATCCAGGGTTCTTTTGGGACTGGATTAGCAAGCAGCAAAACCCATTATCCGGCGTGGGACTGGGGCGTTATTGGCCCCTTGTGCAACCAATCACGGAAGCCCTGTGTAGTAAAGACATGTCTAGTGTTGATCACGATGAAATAACAACTAAGCTGAATGAGCAATTAAACAAGATGGGAATACACTGGGCACAAAGCGGCAAAGGCCCAGATATTAAAATTTCATCCATTGAATGGGCTATTACGTCTGCCCTCAAGGACTTACCGGAGAAGTCCGCATGACCCCCATCCGCGCCCCTGACCCCTCCTCGCGCCTTGCCGTGCTGGAGCTGGAGCGCGATGCCAACGCCAGCAAGACACAGCCCCCCATCATCGGCAGCTTTGAGCAGTACATCCGCTCGGTCTGCCCCTCGTTCCCCTGGAGCCCCCACACCCACCGCCTAGTGGCCCTGGCGCAACGTGTCGCTGATGGTGAGATCCGCCGCCTGATGGTGGAGCTTCCCCCGCGCCACTACAAGAGCACCATCTTCTCGATCTTCCTGCCGGGCTACTTCCTGCGCCGCTACCCGAATCGCTCAGTCGGCATCGGCTGCCATACCGCCACCCTTGCCGAGGGGTTCAGCCAAGACGCCCGCGACTACTTCACCGCATCAGGTGGCACCCTCTCGCCCACCTCGGGAGGCGTCAAGAAGTGGGGCACCTCCGGCATCGGTGGCCTGTGGACCGCTGGTGTAGGAGGCGGCACCGGTAACCCTGGCGACCTGATCGTGGTGGATGACCCGATCAAATCCCGCGAGATGGCCGACTCCGCCGCCTGGCGCCGGCAGGTTCATTCATGGTGGGATTCGGTGCTGAGCACACGGGAAGAACCCGGCAATGCCGTGGTGATCGTTCACACCCGTTGGCACAGCAACGACCTGATTGGCTACCTGCTGGCCAAGAACGACGAGCTGGAGAAAGAGGGCCTTGAGGCCCAGTGCGAGCCCTGGCATGTGGTCAGCATGCCGATCGAGGCCACCCCTGCCAACGCGATCAAGCCCTTGCCTCGCACCGTCACCCGTGAGCAGGACGACCGGGCCCCCGGCCAGGCCCTCGACCCGACCCGCTTCGATGAGGCATGGATCGAACGCAAGCGGGCCAATACCCCCCGCCGGGACTGGGAAGCGATCTACCAGCAGGCCCCCACCGAAAGCGCCGGAACAATCTTCAGCCGCGACACCCTGCGGTTCTACGTGCTGCCCGGTCAGCAGGCCCAGGAGGGCGATGTGCTGCTCCCCGAGTACGGCATCCGCAAGCTGGCCTCAGTGGATGCCACCTTCAAGGATTCGGCAGGCTCCGACATGGTGGGCATCGGCCTCTGGTTGCAGACGCAGGAGGGCATGTTCCGGGTCGATCAGGTGAACCGCCGCATGGGCTTCACTGACACCCTCGACATGCTTCGCCGCCTGCAGCCGGTGTGGGGATTCAATGAGCTGCTGATTGAGGACAAGGCCAACGGCCCCGCGATCATCGACACCCTCAAGCGCGAAGCGGCCTATGCGGTGCGAGCGGTCAACCCCCTGGGCGGCAAGGTGGCCCGTGCTGAGGCGGCTGCGGTGATGTTCCGCCAGGGCCGCGTGTTCCTGCCGCGTTATTCCCCCTGGCTGAGCGAGTACGTGGGGCAGCTCCTGTCGTTCCCCTCTGGCACCTTCGATGACCTGGTGGATGAAACCTCCCAGGCCCTCAACTTCTGCGCTGGCACCGGCCCGATGCGGGTGAGCACCGCCACCTATGGCCACGGCTCTACCGCACTGCTGCAGCAGCCGGAGCCCCCACCACCCCGGCGGCGGTCACCCATCCCCGGCTTCCGATGACTACCACCCTTCCCAAATCACAACCCACCAATGCCCTCCCTAACCCTCCCGAAGGCGCCGCTAACACAACTGCGGGGCAAGCCTGTAGCCGGGACCTGGAGGCTACGCCAAACCTCTCAGGGGAGCTTCCTGGAGGTGTTCCGCTTCGGGGGGAGCTGGAGCCCGGTATCGCCCAAGGTCAAGCTCCACCAGGGCGAGGGGCAAACCCTGCTGCTAGACGGCGGCGAAGTGTTCGTCAGGGACAGCCGCTAGAGCAGCCCACCAAGCCCGGCTCACCACCCCGCACAGAGCTATCTGAGCGGCTGATCGTGGAGAACCAGGGGCTGGCTGAGGCAGCCGCTGCGAAGTGGTCCCGTCGTTGCAGCAGGCCCTATGAAGACTTCATCGGCCCAGCCCTAGAGGGGCTGATCAATGGCTGCCGCCGGTACGACCCCAAGCGGATCAACCCCGCCACAGATCGCCCCTATGCGCTCAGCTCCTGCGTTTGCGCGTTTATCGAGGGGGCCATCAAACACCACATCAGAGACCACGGCTATGACGTGAAGATGCCGTCAAAGTGGCGTGAGCACTACCCCAAGGTGCGCCGCCTCCTGGCCGAGGGGAAGACGCTCGCCCAGGTTGTCGAGGCCATGCCGGTGTTCACGCAGGAGGAGATCACCGAAATGCTTGGCGGCATGGTCGGCACCATCGAACTGGAGGATGAGCTGACCCTGTTTAGCCAGCACCAGCCGGAGGCAGCAGAGGCGGCAATCGCCGCCGCCCTCTATGCCCTGACCGAGGCCTCCTTCGCCAACCTGCGCCCCGCTGATCGTGGCCTCCTAGAGCGCTGGGCAGCCGATCCCTTCAAGCGGGCCTACCCCTCGGGGCCGATGATCCAGTTCCACAACCGCCTGAAGGCCCAGCTACGGGGCCGCACTTTGGAGCAGTTCAGGCAGGGTCTCCTAGGGCTCGACGTTGCCACGGTGGCACCTGTGCCCCGTGAGCGGCGCCCCCGCCAGCCCAGGCCCGCACCAGTCGAGGTGGTGCAGCCGTCGCTATTGAGCCCTCGCCGCAAGCCCCATCCGAAGGCCGTGAAGCTCTAGGCGGAAAGCTCAAGCAGCAGGCAAAGAGTACGGGCAGCAGTGAAGTCTGAGCATCCTGGAACCGACCCGAAGCTACCAAGTTTTCAGCATCCGATCCTGCGGGAATACGCTGCTGATCTACAACAGGCTTATGACGCGTGGTATTGCCTGAAGGATGAGGAGACGAAGAAGAAGTACCTGCCGAAAGAGCCAGCAGAACCTGAAGGCGCTTACACCGGCCGGTTGGGTCGTGCGGTGTTTAGCGACTTCTTCAAGGCTGGCATCGAAGCCTTCGCGGGGGTGCTATCCCGCAGTGAGCTGAAAGATCCTCCGGCCAGCTTTGAGAAGGCCCAGGACAACGTAGACCTAGAAGGTAACAGCCTGCAGGCATTCTGGATGACCGTGGATGCGCTATGCCTGCGTGATGGTGGGGTGCCGATCCTTGTCGAGATGCCCGATGGCCAGCCCACCGATGGGGCTAGCGAGGCGGCATTAAAGCGGCGCCCGTATCTGGTCAACCGCACCCGTTCAACGTGCCTGAATTGGCGGACGGAGATCGTGGATTCGGCGGAGGTGGTGACCCGCTGCACCTTCCTGGAATGGGCCGAGGTGGACGATCCTGATGGGGTGTTCGGGGTGAAGTATGAGGAGCGCTACCGGGTGATCGAGCCAGGGAAGTGGACGCTGTACAAATTGACCAAGCGAACCGATGGCAGCCTGAGCCTTGACGAGGTGACCAACGGCCAGTACCTGGATTCCAAGCAGCGGCCGCTGACGATCTGCCCGGTGGTTTGGTATCCAGCCGAGAAGGCAGGGTTCGGTAAGGGTGGACTACCTTTGCGGCAGGTGGTAGAGCATTGCTTCCAGTATTTCAGGAAGTCCAGCGATCTGGAGGAGAAGACCCATAAGTGCGCCATGCCGGTGCCAGTTGAGAAAGGTGGGTTGCCGCCGATACCTGGTCAGGCTGCTGCCCCGTTGGTGATCGGACCCAACACAGTCATCAGGGTTGACAAGGACGGTGACTTCTTTTGGCGTGAACCAGAGGCCACGTCTTTAGCAGAGCAGCGGGAGCAGATCAGGGAGGTGAAGGAGCTGATTGATCAGCACCTTTTGGGCTTCCTTAGCGGTGAAAGCAAAGTGACAAAGACAGCCACCCAAGCCCAGCTAGAGGGCGGTCGGGTGCAGGTGAGCATCAAGGCGATGGGTGAGCGCAAGCGATCGGTGATGCAGTCCATCCTGGCGATCTGGTGTTTGTACACAGGGGAGGAGCTTGCGGTAGGCGCTGGCCTGACGATGGATGAAAATGCGTTTGCTGAACCGCTGAATGCTCAGGGTGCCGAAGCATTACAGCGCCTGGCCGGTGGTGTTGAGCTGATCAGCCAGGAGAGCGCCGTGGAGGCCCTACAAACGGGCGGCTTCAACCGGGCAACCACAAGCGTGGAGGATGAGATGGATCGCATCCGCAGGGAGCGGCCGACGCTGGGGGCGCCAACACCAGGGCGGAACGACACGACCACGCCGCTGGATGTGACCACGCCTGTGGATGAGTCGCAGCCGACGGCGGAAAGCTAAGCCGTAACCAGGAGGCCCTATGGGTGCGGAACAGCTTTACGAACAGATCAGCCTTGTCATCTCACAGTCGCTGTGCAGCACCTTTGAGGTGATCGGTGTACTGGAACTGGCTAAGC